CGTGTTGTCGATTCCCAGTTTTATTCTGTCCCTCAACTGCTCCAGCAGTTGCATCGTCCGTCCCGCCGCTTGCCCCGCCCACTCTTTCCATTCCCCCATCGTCGCTTCGTCTCTCTCCATCCTTATTCCTATCACGCCCTCTATTTCCCAGTACCCTATTTCCACCGCCAGAAATCCCCCAATTTCGTCCAGCGCGTCGTGTGCCTCGTCCAGTATTAGCCAGTCCCTTTTCCCCAGTGCCGATTTCCTTTCCCCCCCGTCTTCATCCTCTTTGTCGTTTGATTTTACTCCCATCCAGTACGCGTAGTTCGTCACCATCAAATCCGATATTGCCGCTGCCCTCTGTGCATCGAAGTATAAGCACCCACCGCCCTTCAATTCGCACTTGTATCCGGCGTGGCACGCCCCCTCGTCGCAGTTTACTTCCTCATCTTCGAAACATACGTAGTTGTTCATTCCTCTTACATCCACCAGTCCGCACGGGTTGAAGTCCGTCATCAACTGGTCCTGTAGCCCTTTGGTGGACGTGAGCACCGCGAACCGTCCTGCTGCCATTCCCGCCGTCATGTAAGTCAAACTCTTCCCGAACCCTGTCGGCATCGCCATCACTATGTACCTTTTGTCCGTCTCCAGTGCCCGCATTACTGCCTGCTCCTGCCCCGGACGCCACTGAGCAAACTGTTCCGGCAGCCCCATGGTGTTCGGAGGAGGCAGCAAGTTTCCGCCCCTTTTTCCTGTTGGTGTCATATCCATTTGCTGAATTATTGCACGGCCAGCACTCCAGCCTGCATTCCCCCTTTCTCCAGTCTTCTCTGTATCTCTTCAACCGCATCATACGGTTCAGGTCCCTTACCACCCACGTTCGGCTGTGACCCGGTAAGTGCCCGAACGTTAGCGCGTCCCAGTCTGTGCACCCACATACCTCGCATTTGCCGCCCATTTCGACAATCAAGCGAATACGGGCGCGGCGATAGGTAGCGGCGGTCCATGAGCCATTAGCCACTTACTTACCTATCATCCTGCTCTTGGCTCCGCAGACGAGCGTAACATCGGCTCCCAATTGTGCATCGGTGTACGGCCACGCTGTAGAGAGAGTACGGATTAGGCCACGATGGGCGTAGAGCCTCCGCTTGGCCTCCTCCACCGCCGCGTCCTCGGGCGGCTCAGCGCATATGTGCTGCGTTCCCTTGTATCCCTTGCCGCACAGGTCGCAGATGTGCTCAAAGGCTTCTTCGTTCGCCACGGGCCAGTTGGCAGAATACGAGTTAATTGACTCGGAAATTGTTGCGGGCGGCTCGGCGTGCTGGCGCTCCAGAGCGGCCCCGGCATAGAAAGCCTGCTGGATGCGTTGAAACATCGTGCGCTCCTCTACGCCCGGTTGCTTGTTCCACCATTCGCGCCATGCCTCGCGCACCTCGTCCTCCGTCAGCACTGCTCGCACGGGACGGGCGGCGAGGGCTGCGTCGAAGGCACAGCGGAGGCAGTCGGGCTGGCAGGAGTAATTCATTGAGCCACAATAGTTCTGTTCATGCGGAATCCGCTCCACCAGCTTCGTCAGGTCGTCCATTTATTCCTCCTTCTGGTCGCTTGGTTTCAAACTTATCCCTCTACTTAGCCCTTCCAACATTCTCCCCCACCTTCTGTCGAACTCCTCCGCCCTCCTCGCCTTTATCACTGGGTCGTTTACTTTCTCCGTCACCTGTTGGAACTCCTCCAGCAGTCTCCTTATGTGCCACAAATCCCCCGCTCTCGTCAGAGTCACTATGTCCTTTTCCAGTCTTTCCAGCGCTTGGTCGAGTTCCGTGTGGCGTATCGCGTACCTCATGGACCTTCGCAATTCCTCGGCGTGTGTCTGGCGTAACACCAAATCGGGGTCCTTGTTCCCCACTCGCGCCACCGCGTCCTTTGCCCCCACCCCGCACAGTTCCCTGTACATGTCGCTCTTCGTCTGCCATCCGAACGCTTCCCTGTGCTGGTCGAACAGTATCGCCATCGTGCGCATTTCCCGGCTGCTCACTCTAAACTGTACTATGTCTTCCAGTTGCTCTTCGTCCGACATTCTGCCGAACGGCGTGTCCGGGTTCGCTCCGAATTTCCCGCCTTCTGCTCTCTGCTGACCCTTTGCCATTCATTTCTCCTTTTCGTCTACTCGTATACACGGCACCGTGTATACTTGTCTACTGGAGACGCGGCGTGTATGCGTGTATACGCGGTCACCGTGTTACTAGAAAAAGACAGGGGTAGGACGGATTGAGTCATTGGCTGTGGTGCGTGGGAGTTCATCGGGTAGCGCCCCTGTTGGCTGGAGCGCTGGAAGGAAGCTAAGGCCGGGGTGGGTGGAGTGAGAGTGGGCTGCCGTGTACAGCGAACTCTAACTCTCACCCCGGCCTAGCTACGACGGGCGCTACAGCAACCTCTATCATACCACAGGGGTTGCCTAGCCGTCAACGGGCGGTGAACTGTCGCTACTGCTACTGCGTGGCGTCGTGAATCGGCGTTTCCTCCTCTTCGCCTTCTGCTTCCTTTGCTTCCTCGGCGGGAGACGGAGGAGACGGCGGGAGAGGCTGCGCGGCCTGTGCCCCCTGTGCCGTGGTCTTCGGTGCTTTCGCCGCCTTCGGTGCCTTGGGCTTGGGCGGTTCCACCTTCCACCCGTGGCTTGCCAGCAACTTCCGCGCCGCTTCCACCGTTCCGACCGTCTTCTGCACTTGCGGAGGCAGGGAGTTGAACGCCATCTCGCCCCGGCAGACCTTCCGCAGCATCGAGTAGAACTTGCTGTCGTGTCCCTGCCGGAACTGGCCGCTCACCTGTTCCCCGCACCCGCATCCGCACGCGTTCAACGGCTTCGGCTGCTTGGGAGCTTTCGCTTCCGCTGGTGCCGCTGTTGTTCCCGCTGCCGCCTGTCCCTTCGCCGCCAACTTCTGCGCCAACTTCGTCTTTCCGATTGGTAGTGCCGCAGTCTTTGCTTCCGCCATTTTCGTGTTCTCCTCGATTGCGCCGTGCCTCGCAACCATCCATTCGCCAATGTCTCGCGTAAACTTAAGTGGCACTACTTTCGTTTCCGCGTCCCAGTACAACAGGCATTCAGGGTTAGATTCCAACCTCACCGCAACTAGCTCAAACTTGGACTTCGCAATCACCGTACCCGGAAATCGAAGTCCAGCCGGGGACACCAGATGGAACGCTTGTCCCCGGCTGAGTTTCGACACTGGGACAGGTGCCGCACTTTCCCAGTATACCACGGTTGTCCCCTCCTGTCAACTGCCGACTGAACTGCCGTTTGCTTTACTGGGCGCTGGCTGTGACAGTGACCGTGATGCGTTCGGGCTTGCCCGGAAGCGCATGCTGCTGAATGTAGAACTGCCCGATGCGCGGGGCCTGACCCTCGACCTTCACTTCTTTGTACCGATAGGAGTTCTTGGTCTCCTTCTCGAACTCCATCTCGACTTGCACCGTCGTTGACGCCTTCGTGCTTCCCATGGTAGTTCCCTCCAACGCAGTTGAATTAGGACGGGCTTGTGACCGTCCTGCCGCGTTACAGCCGGGTTGTCAGTCCCCGGCCTCACTCCGCGTTTAGTACATTCCCGGAAATTCCACTCCGTCCATCTCTTCGATTGCTTCCTCCAGCTTGTCCTTGATTGATTCCATTGCGTCAGCCGCTTCCTGAACGGTGGTTCCTCTGTCCCCGTTCTGGAAGTTTTCCGGCATGTTGTCGTACCACTCCTGCAGTTCGTCGTGGAGCATTTCCACTTCCGACATCGCATCTTCAACGGACTGGTGGACTTCATTCAGCCTATCGGCCCTCGATTCGGCTTTTCCGAGTTTCAGGACGTGTTGTTCCGTCGTGCAGTCGCCAAAGACCGTCTTTATTTTATTGGCGACTACTTCCAGTCTCGGCCCGTCAGTTACCAGAACTACTCGATACTTTGCCATCGGTTATTGCCTCCTTTGGTTTTGGTAGCCACACGCTCACTCCCCCGCATGGCCCGTCACATTACTGCGCCATTCCTCCTGCCGTGTTCGTTGATTCCGTCACCGTCCCCTTGCACGCTCTACGCAGGCAAGGGTATGTTCTGCCGTTTTTCCACCACCCCGGTGTTTCCACGTTCCCTCCTTAATGCCAGTGGTTGTGTGCGCCGTGAGATTGGACTGTCGCCGTCGAATGGCCCGCGCAGTCTCCACGGCATAGGAGCCACACGGTTGTAAAACATTCGCAGCTTTCGTAGCGGGACGCCGGACTCCAACCTTGCTTCCACCCACGCTTGCCAGTCTTCGTCCGCCGTCATCTTTCCCCTGCGCCATCTCCCCGTCACGGCTTCTCCTCCTTTGCTTGTTCGGTCACCCGTCCTGCCTACCCCATCCTATCACACCGCTGCCCCGCTGTCAAGTATCTAGGCAGTTAATAGCCCTAAACCGCCATTAATCGCCTGATTACCCCCGTCAGTGTTTCTTCAGCTTGCCTTCGTTCAGTGCTTGTCTGATGCGCGTCTGCGCCTCCTCGCACGGCACCCACCGTTCACTGTCTGTCGCTGGAGCAGAACGTCTCAGCCACCCGTGTACCCGTGCGTCGTGCCCCGGATAGAACATTCCGCCTTTGGTCCATTGTCCGCATCCGCACAGGCACTGTTTGGGCATCGCGCCTTCTCCTGTTCTGTGCGTCCGCGATGGCCTTGCTTCTGGTAGCACCACCGTCAGAATGTAGCGCTCTTTGTTTACGCAGCCTTCGCCTATCGCTTCCTCGATTTTGGCCACGTTGTCCGTTAGTTTTCCCGGCACCCACCCGCCGTCCGTTTCCCCGTCTTTCACCCAATAAAGCAGCGACAGGTCATCGTCCGTCGTGTCGCGGTGGACGATTTTGTTGTACGTCTCGCCGTCGTCGCTCCTTACGTATTCGACGGCCATTATCCCTTCAATTTCCCGCACGCACCACCTCCATTTGGGACAACGTGCGCGCCCGAATAATGGTGTACTCGCGCTTCGTGCCCCACGATTTGAGGATGTAGCACTCGTCCCCGTTTGCGTCCGGCCCGTACAGCAGCAGAGCCATCGCTCCGTTCGGGCTTGTGCGTGTGCCACCAAACACGGTGCACATACGCCTTCCGTACCCTGTCTGCCATCCTGCGTTTTTCATTTTGCTTGTTCCTCCCGTCGTTGGATTTGTACTACGTTGACAGCTTGGAAAGCCCCGTGGTACACTGGTTGTATGGAGACGATGACAGCAACGGCAACGGCCACGACACCAGCCATCGTTTGCGCTCGTCTGGGCACGGACAAATCTCTGCGCCAGATTTCGCGCGACTGTGGATTGACGATTTCCCACGTGTCGCGCCTCTTTAACGGCAAGCGCCGTCTCACTCTGCGCGTTGCCCGTTTGCTGTCCACCGCGTTGTCTGTCCCGCTTGACACGGTTGTGTCCGCTTTCGACGAACCCTCTCAAATCGCAGCCTAACTGCTAGCGCGTTCGGGCTTCCAGTTCTTACGCCAGCACGCATAGCAAACTACCATGGTAGCCGTACTTTCATCATCGTCGCCATAAATGAAGCTATCCACTTGCACGAATCGCGTGACCGTTTCCTCGTCACCTTCTGGTGGCTCGTTTGGTATTGGCTTCCTGCACACGTCGCATTCTATCTTCACGGTTTGTTCCTCCCTATCGTGCGTTTAGTATTCGCGCCACGCGTGCGCTATTTGCCCGTCCTGCATCCAGCTTGTCAGAACCATCGCCGGATTGAAGCGCAGGTACACCTTCGTCGAGATTTCCTCGTCCGTTGTGCCCCACCCGTAGTTCGCGTTTCGCGCCGCGCGTTTGCCGTACACGCGCACTATTTCGTCGTGCTGCGCGTCGTACACTTTCTCTTCCATTTCCTCTGTCAGCTTGTCCACGGTTTGTTCTCCTTTTCCACTTGTTCTGAACGTCGTGCTTCCGTCATCTTTCCCCTGCTACCACGCGACTACGAATGCTGTCAGCTTTGGGTTGTCCGTTTCGTTCGTGTCGTAGCGCTCGAACGTTTCTACCTTGTCCCCGTCTGCCCGCTCTGCCGCTTTGTGCAGTTGCTCCTGTGTTGGTTCGCCGTCAAAGAAAGCGACTTCGCACACGCCACGGTCATCGTTCGGGTTCATCCGAAGAGCCACGGCGACTAGTCGCGCCTTCTTCTGCCCTTTTGGTTTCACGGTCTGTCTCCTTTTCCATTTGTTCTGAGCGTTCTTCCGTCCTCACGTGCCGCGTCGTGGCCCGTCGTGCCCGTCCTGCCGCGCCGCGTTGCCCGCGTCTCGCGCCACGATTCGTCGTCGTGGGGCGGGAGACGGGGGTGGCCATCGTGGGCCACCCGCGCGTGTCGCCAGCCCGTCTATTTGGCGAAGAGTTCGTTTACGCGTCCGTCCTTGTCCACCCAGGATGCTTCGCTCCACGGACGCGGGCCGATGTTCCGCTCGACGATTCGTTCGTGTAGGAAGCGATTCCGCCCCTCAACTAAGCGAACGTGGAAGAACCGCGTGTTGCCGTCTCGCGATTTCACGATGTCCGCGATTTTCCGCATCTTGTCTCCTTGTGTCTGGGCTTGCAACCAGACTGCCGCATTCCGGCGGGAACTCTCCCGCCGTGCTCTGCGCTTAGGCCACCGCCAGAGCTTCCCGTTCCTGCCTGCTTGCCTTCGGCACCAGCAGGTGGCAATTCGGCTTCACGTCCTCGCCGTGCACGTTCAGAACCAGCCCGCGCTGGATTGCCGCAACCAAAGCGGGGGGCAGGTTGCCTGTCGTGTTGTCGTCGTAGGTGGAGCGCTGCAGGATTCCGCGAACCCTTTGGTCGTGCCCCTGCCGGAAGTAGCGCGACACCATCTCGCCACAGCCGCAAGCGCATTCGTGCTTCGCCTTCTCGGTCTTCGCCTTCGCCACCGGAGCGGGCTTGGGCTGCGCTGCCGCCTTCGCCTTGCGCTCGCGCTTAGCTTTGCCTACGGGAAGCGCAACCAGAGCTTCCGCCGTGCTGCCCGTCGTGTTCGTCGTCTCGGTCGTGTGTTCCACGGTCTGTCTCCTGTCCGGTCTCCCCCTCTGGGGGGCCGTCCGACACAACCAGTCTAGCACAGCGCTGTCCGTCTGTCAAGTATCTAGCTAGTTAATCCCCCCGTGTCGTCTGCGACAATCCCCTCCTTCGCCTCGTCTTCGCTGTGTCTGCGTTACCACAGTGTGTCACTCCTACCACAGCGAAGAGCGGGCGAAGGCACGGTCAGTTAAGCTGTGGAAGCCAACGTGCACCCCCGCAAGTGAAGGGCCACGAACTGGAAATCGACGTGCACCCCCGCACGCCAATGGCCATGGTGCAGGCTCTGTTGGGGTTGGGTTGGCACTCCGCTTGCACCCCTGCACGTTGAGTTCCATTTGGCTTAGCTTTGTGGCAACCAGCTTGCAGGGAGGCCGAGCAGAACGAAACCAAACGGGCTGGCCGATGGCCGAATGCCGAAATCTCGGCATGCCGACCGTTCGGCATCCTTTCGTTTCCCTTTCGCTTCGTTTGGGTTCGCTTCGTTCTCTTTGGGGGTACTAGTACCCATCGCTATGTAGGTACTCGACGAGACTCCCATTGTATGGGGTTTCGCGCGCTACCCCAACTTTCCGGTTTATTGACACATTCATTCCCCCTGTGTTACGATGTTGTTGTGGCCAAGATTCCTCTAGCACTAGTACAGCAACTGGAAGCGGGTCCCATTTGGGAGAGATTGCCCGGTGAGTCTCCTCAGGCATATGCCCGATTCCTCATTTACCGTGATATGCCCCCCGGCCAGCGTTCCCTTCGCAAGCTCGGTTTTGGTCGCTCCCAGTCCGAGCAATGGTCGAAGCAGCACAATTGGGTACAACGGTGCGCCGAATGGGACTTATACATGCAACGTTTAGCTGATGTCCAAACGGAGGGGGCCGTCGTTCGCATGCGTTCCCGTCACGCCGATTTGGGAATGGCATTGGTCAACAAGGCTGTTGCTGGCGTAGAGTCTATTGACCATACCAAGTTAGCCCCCGATGACGTAGTAACGTTGGCGAAGACAGGGGTATCAATCGAGCGAGCGGCGCGTGGTTTGGCTTCCGAGGAGAAGGCCGTCGCTCCCCCTCCCGTTCTTATTGACAACCGTACCGCTATTTTGTTCCCCGATAGTGTCCGTCCCGCTTGGGCACCTGATAACAAGATTTCCATCCCCGATGACAAGACCGTTTCCGCTCCCGCTCCACCCGACCGTACCATTCGGCGCGAGAAACTTTCCCTCCCCGACCGGGTTGCGGCGAAATGAGTTTACATTCGACCACCTTAGTCTCCGACCCACGTGTTGGTCCCCCATTGGAGGTAGTTTGCGAGGGCCGTACTTACCGTATCGGTAAGCCCCCTTCGTGGAAGCAATGGGCATTCATTGGCCGCTCGGAACTTGAACAGCTGTACGGCGGTTCCAAGCGCGGCGGCAAGTCCGCTGCTTTGGCCGAGAAAATTATCTCCCTCCTTGTTTCGTTCCCCGGCAACCGTGGTGGCTTGTTCCGCCAAGATTTGACTGACTTGAAGGATTCCACTCTCATGACCTTCGAGCAGATGGTCCCCCGTGACCTTATCATTCAACACCACCATACCGACCATTTTTTCCTTATCAAGTCCTATGACCCCAATTATCCCTCCCGCCTTGATTACGGTGGCCTAGGCGACGCCCACACCTTCGAATCCGCCAAAGGTAAGGACTACGGTTTCGTTGCCATCGATGAACCATCTGAGATTGACCCTCAGACCTATCTCATGCTTCTCGCTCAGTTGTGTTGGCAGCTTCCCGATGGCTACGGCACCTTTGACCCCCAATCCAACTGCTGGCGTCCTCCCTACCAGATGCTGCTCGGTTCCAACCCTGAGCCGGGGTGGTTGGAGGACAAGTTTGGCCATTTGATTGATGCCGCTGACCGTGACCACCCCATTGTTACTGACGGCCAGCGTGTCTATATTATGTCCCTTCCCTCCGACAATCCCTATCTTCCCCCCAACTGGGAGGATATCCTCCGCAACCAAAAGGACATCCCACAGGCGTGGATTGATAAGTACATCGAGGGCAAGTGGGGGTCGAGCGAAGGGATGGTGTTCAAAGAGTTCGACCGCCGCGTTCATTGCGTCGACTGTCCTCCCGACGAGTATTTGAAGCATCTCGACCTTTATGCTTCCATTGACCATGGCGGCACGGGTACCACCTGCATGGTAATTGTCGGTATCGACCCCAATTCCAATATCATTGTCCTCGACTCGTACTACGAGAAGAACCGCTTGATTTCTCAGCATGCCGATGGAATGAAACGTATGATGGACCAGTGGGTGGATAAGTGCGGGAAGAGAGACAGGGCCAAGGCCGCGTATACAGTAGACATGGGCGGCGGCGTATACGAGGCGTGCTACGGGTTCGAGTACATTCTCATTGACCCATCCACCGAAGCCAAGACCATGCAGAACAAAAACGAGATGTGGTCCGTCCAAGACATGTATCGTCGTGAAGGCATTCCCACCCAACCTGCATGGAACGCAATTGCCGCTGGCATTACTCTTCTTGAGGAGTATATTCATGTAAAGCCCTCCCACATCCATCCGTTCCTTCTCGGCCCCGATGGTCATCAGCTTCGAGGCGCTCCTTCCTTTTTCATTGTCACCAAAAACAATCGCGATGGTATCCGCGAAATGCAGGGATGGAAGCGTACCATCACCGTCAACAAGTCCATTCGCTACGTCGGTTCGGACCACTGGATTGATAACGTCCGTTATATTGCCATGTCCCGCCCCGAACCCCCCACCTTCACTTCTTCTGACATTTTCTCCATGTCCACTCATTCCCAGATAGCCCAACGTGCCCTCACCAAGTTCGATGACACTTTCGGCAGGTCTGGCAATTCCAATTCTTGGTTTCCCCATCACGGTTCCTCTTCCGGGAATACTTGGTTCAACAGAAGGAGGCTAAACTAAACTATATGCCATCCGTATCCCGTGCACAACAGCATTTTATGGGGGCCGCTTACGCTCGTGCTAAATCTGGCCACCCTCGCGCTGGTGACCCCGATATGTCCGTCAGCCAGCTTCGCGACTTTGCTTCCACTTCCACCGCAGGATTGCCAGGTCACGTCCGCCCACGCTATACTGGGGGGCGTGGGCATCACGGCTCGCACAGCAATTCTCCTCACTCAGCTAACCGAGGTTGGGGCAAAGGCCCGGTAACGGAGCACACCTGAGATGAGATTGTCGGAGAAGATGAAACGCCGCGTACCGAGGTCCAGGCGTGGTGTTCCATCGAGGTCCGGCACGGGTTCTTACCCAATGCCCGATGCCGAACATGCCGCCTCCGCCAAAGGTTTTGCAGCCATGCATCACGGCAAGAATTCCTCTGTTTATCGTCAAGTAGCGGCCAAGGCCCGTAAATTAGGCTATGGCGAAGGTCCAGCATCGGAGGACACGTAAATGGCAGCCAAATGGTCAGCGATGACCGCACCAAAAGGTTCCCTTCTCCACAATGACGCGGAACACGGATTCTCCGACCCCAATCAGGGCGGGGGTCCAACAAAACGCACCGTCCGCTCTATCCCCCCGGCGCGTCGTGGCGGTTCCGGTCACCACGGTCAGCGTGGTCCTTCGGCTCCCCGTGGCGGTGGCCGTGCTCCTTCCGGTAACCCTGCTTCCCGTGGTGGAAATGTCGGTTCCTTTACTCCCGAGTCCCGTATTCCCGGTCACGGCGGCTCTCCTCAGCATCGCGGTCGCGTTGGCACTGGTGCTCACAATCACGGCGGCTTTGGTCATTCCGGCCAGAAGTCTGTCCCCTCTTATCCCCATTCCAACCCCCGCCCCGGCCCCGGCAACGTTTCCGGTCGCATGCACCGCCGTATTGCGGGCGAGTTCCGTAATTTCACCAAGGGCCGTGGCAGGTCATCCTCCGCCGATACTGGCACTCGCGGTTCGTGGGGTTCTCCTCCGGTCGATTCCAACGTCTAGCCCGTGCTCGCTCGTCCTTATCACCGCTCCGATGCCAAGCGTCTAGACGAGCTATTGCACGGTAATGCTGGTGATGTACGGTTGGAACACGACCGTATCTTTTGTATTGGGGATGTAGGTGACCCGTTTGGCTGTCTTGTCTACCGCCCCGCCGTCTTTGTTCATGAGTTTGTCCTTTCTCCTTCTCCCTTGCGTCGTCTTTTTGCTGATGCTCTCCTCAATTACGCAATCTCTGACGGCCTCTCTCGCCCACACGACCTTCACGATGCTGTCTTTCTGGTTGACAGTGCTAATTTGGATATGGTACGATACGTGGAGGGGCTACAAGCCCACCAAGAGGCGGCAGGCAAGCGGTTATATCGTTTGCCAGTAAGGGGAATTCAACACCCATGAAAGACTGCGTTGGAAATCGAATCGAAGTGGGGGCGCTGTTGATGTGGCTGGACAACCGGATGAAAGTGAAAGTCCTCGAAGTCTCGGACGGAGGCATCGAAGACCCGGTTACCCATCAATTTTCTCCCGCCCACATCAAGGTGGAATTGGATTTCGGCTTCCCTGTTACCAAGGGGGATAAGCGCGAGGTTCAGATCGGCAATTTTATCGTGTACCAAGACCCGGAGGCGGGGAAAAGGGCCGAGGAAACTCTCAAGTCCGTGCTCGACCCAACTCTACGTCCGTTCGTTGCTCCCAAGCCCCCGCCGAGTGAAGACCCGGAGATTGCGGAGGGGTAAAACTGATGGCCATGACAGGACGTTTCAACCCGGATGGTGGCGTGGGATTCCGCGCCAACCCCGGTGGCTTTGGTCCCATGGGGGTAGAGTCTCGCGGGGGTCACGGTGACGAGGAATCCGACATCGTTTCCTCCAATCCCCCCGGCAACCCCCATTCTTCCCGTGGTTTCCGCCGCGCCCTCATGCGCACCCAACGTTCTCAGGGCACCTTGAAGGATAAGCTCGCCGACAAGCAACACTTCGGCGGTCCGGGGTTCCGGAAGCCAAACTACTTCGCTCAAGGTGGCCGTCGCCACGGCATGCATATTGGCTCCGGTGCTCCCCCAGTTACCCCTGCTCAGCATGAGGGGGCGGAATTCTAGCGGTGTTCAACTGGGTACACCGCCGCAGTTATGAAGCTGTCGTCAACGCCCTCAATGCTCGTCTGATTGAAAAGGACGACCAGATTCAGTATCTCCGTGACCAGTTCCGCGATTTGCAAATGCGCAATGACCGTCTCACGATGGCGTTGGCGCAGAAGGCCGGGGTGGAATTGGTCATACCGCTTGATGAGCCGCCACCTTCTTCCCCCGGTCCCAAGACTTCCGGGTGGTTCGACCGCCACGTCGCTTCCCCCGTTCCCCCGGTTCCGCCTAAAGGAGGCAAATAACATGAAGAATTGGAAGTCCAAGGCCGTATCCATTTTCACCAGCATGATTCTGGCGTTCGCGTTCGTATTCACCATCGTCGGTACCCCCGAACAGCGTGTCTACGCTCAGTTCGTCGGTGCCGCTTATCCTCCGGGATTCGCCGCTGCTGCCAACAATGGCGTAGTCAATGCCGCCATCGGCAACAATTTGGCCACTACCAATCCAGCATCCAACTTTATCGTGCTGGTACAGGGCGGGCCTGTTTACTGCGGTGGCTCCGAACAGATTGTGGGCACTTCCACTTTGACGTTGCAGGCCAACACCACATATCTGTTGGTGTGGAACTGCTCATCCGAACTTCTCTACGCCAAGACCGCCGTTAATGGCCCCGGTTCGTCCGGTACCACCCCCGGCGTTCCCGCTTCTTATCTCGCCGCTATTCCGAACGTCGAAGTTCCTTTGTCCACTGTCGTGTGCAACGCCACCGCTTGTGGCAATGGCGGCAACGGTTCCATCACTGATGCCCGCCCACTCAGCGCTTTCCCCGGAGGGGGCATGGCGTTGGCTACTTCCACTTTCGCCAACCTTCCCACTTCCAATGTTCCCGATGGCACAATGATTCTGTGTACCAATTGCACTCAGCCAACCTCTGGTTCGGCTGCCTGCTCTTCCGCCGCCGCCAGCGTTCTAGCGGTTCGTGTGGCTGGCGCTTGGCGCTGTTACTAGTCCAGTATTAATTTCTTGTTCACACGGGAATGTCATCGCTTGTACAAGCCGTGCTCGGCGCAACCGGGCGGGGGACCACCGGGCAATCCGAACAGGAACCCGGCGTCGGTACTGGCTTGGACAACGCCAAGGTCCTGCAATTTACTCAGGACCGATGGAACGATCTCAAGTCCGCCTACATCGTTTATCATCAGGCGGTATGGGAGACATTCCTTTTCTACGCCAACCAGACGTGGATTGAATGGGACAACGCCCGCAAGTTTTGGCAGCCCGTTGTCCCAGATGACGAGTGGGTGCCTCAGCCCCGTATTAACCGTTTTTCCCCCACCATCGATGCTGTTGCCTCCAATATCTATCAGGTCCCCGAGGTTGAGGCCACTCCCAATCCCGATGACGACCCTGTTTCCACCATGGTTGCTCAGGTCTGTACCGATTTGGCCGAGTATGCCATGCTCAAGGAGGGATTCAAGCGCCAAATCCACTCGGAGATGGATAAGTCTGGCCTTGCCGCCCAACTTTTTATCCTTGCTGGCGCTGTCAGCAGTCTAATCCGCGTCACTCCTACTTCCCTTCAATCTCCTTCCCAGTCCGTCCAGAAGACTTTCGGCTACCAGTGCGACAATTGCGATAAGTGGAACATGGTCCCGGTGGGGCAGGAACCACCGAAGTTCTGCCCCGAATGCGGGAATCCAGTCGAACCCGAGGATGCCGAAATGATGGCACCGGATGTGGACGAGTCCGGCCAGCCTGTCATGCAGGACAACAACGAGTACGAGATTTCCTGTGAAATTGGGTGCTCCCTCAACATGTTCCCGCGCCCCGGTGCCCAGTCCGTCGCCGAATCCCCTTATCTCCTTTGGGCCAAGCGTCAGCCCACCGATACCATTTATTTCCGCCACAACAAATTCGAGGCCGAACCTGACAACATTTGGCCCGATGGTTACGCTGTCACTTACGAACACGCCCTCAATTTCTGGTATACTGGTTATTCCTCCTCCTCCATTCAGATTAAGGACTCCTGCATGGTGCTGGAGATGTTCGTCGAACCCAACAAGGTCAAAGACCATCCCGATGGGTTCTACGCTGTCGTTATCAATGAGAAGATAGCGGATTCACGTCCGTGGAACTTTCCCGAGCATCCTCTTACTCTCGGCGGCTATCTCACTCTTCCCACCATCTTCTTTCCCCGCTCTATTGGTTTTGATTTGGTCGAGATTCAGCGCGAGCTTAATTCCTACGAGTCCGTTATCAAGCTCCATTCCATGGTATCCGCCGTTGACCCCATCGTTCTCGACAAGAATTCCTCCGTTGGCGAGGTCACTGGTCATGCAGATAAAATTATTTATTGGCGGCCCCTCGGACCCAACGCCCAACCCCCCTTCCGTTTGGGTGCAGGACATCTGGATGACGGAATCTACAAACAGCGGGACAATCTCCACGCCGAGTTTCAGAACATCTCCATGGCGGTTAATGCCTTCCGAGGCCAGCAAGAAGGAGCCGTTACTGCTGCCGCTGCCATTCAGCAACTCCGCTCCCAAGCCGAGTTGATGTTCTCTAAGCCCGTCGCCAACTGGCTCAATTTCTGGTGCGAGACAATCCGCAAGTACGTCAAGTTCATGCAGAAATTTCTTACTGTCGAACAGCTTGTCCGCATTCTTGGCCCCAATCGTCTCGCTGAGATTCAAGCTTTCAAGGCCGCTGACCTCGACAATGTTACCCAGTGGGTAGCGTCGTCCCACGGCATCCCCCGTACCCGTGACGAGAAGCGGCAAGAGTTCATGGCTCTTTGGGACAAGGGCGCTCTCGACATTACCGACCCCTCCGTTCGTCAGAAGATTCACGACCTCTTTGGCGAGACCGGAATGATGGACACGTTCAACGAGGATGCCACTAACGCCCGTCTCGAAAACCAGTTATTTAAGACTGGCACCAACAAGATTCCCGGCGCTCCTTATATCCCTCCCAAGATTGTGCCCCTCGTCGGTATCGAGGATATGCCAGTCCATCTTTATTTCCACAAGCGCTGCGTCAAGTCTCAGGATTTCCAGAAGTGGCCTCCCGAGGCCAAGCAAGCTCTCATTCAACATACCCTTCTCACCATGGCTGAAATTCAGCAGCAGGCCCTCGCCCAAGCAAAGGCTATGGGGCAGGGCGGGCCAGATGACAAGTCCTCCGACAAATCCTCATCTGCAGGCCCAAAGACCTCCGCTCAGTCCCAAGGGGCATCTGGCGCTCGCGCCGCTCAAGGCGCACCCCCTCAAGTTCCAGGTCAACCTGCTGGAGCCGGGAGGACTCAGCCATGACGTTGATTGCAGACTCCGATGCCGTATCTGTCGCCAATGCTCAGGCAATCGGTGACATCATCAAGCTTATTTATATTCACTGGGGGGCAGAGGCTCTGGTTATTCTCAGTTTTATGTGGGGCGCATTCAAGTATTATACCCGCTCGGTCCGTCATTACGGTCGAATGGAGCAGATGTTCGACGACCACCCGCTCCATCGCCATTCCGAGTCCGGCATCGAGGTACTTAGGGCGGATGGCATTATGTACCCCAAGAACAGAGAACCACGAGGAGAATGGCGGTGAAGGTGAGGGCCAACGGTAGACTCGCAATCGGGCTTGTTTTGTTCCTGCTACTCGCGTCTGTGGCTTCGGCCCAAACAACTGTTGTCGGCACCGTTATTGACCCCAACCAGAATCCGTACTCCAACGGAACGGCGTCCGCTATTCAGGTGGTCGTTTCTGGTCAGAACCCCGGCTCCCCCACCAATGTTTCCACCGACAACTCCGGGTCTTTCTCGATGTCGTTGCCGTCTAATACTTATTACGTATTTACTATCTGTGCCCCCCCTACTCAACTTGGCCCAACTTCCAATCCTACCCCCAAAATGGTGTGCTTCCAGTCTGGGCCAATATATGTTTCCGGCGTGTCACAGGACGTGTCATCTTCTCTCAATTCCGTTGCCGCAATACTTGGGCCTAATCTTGCTGCCAGTGTCACAACTATCGCCAACGCTATCAATGCCCCCGGCCCTTGTCCCACTTCCGCTCCGTGCCAGATTGGACCATACTGGTATGTAAGTAGCGCCAATGGTCTATGTACCCCTCCCGCCGCCCCTACGGTTGCCACTGAGACCATTTCTAGCGGTACTGGGAATTTCACCAGTGCCCAGACTTATTACGTGGAAGTCCGCCTCGGTAATATGAATGGTTGGACTCCCCCTAGTCCTCCTACTTCTTACACTCCCGCCTCCGGTTCTACTAATCGTATGCTGGTTCAGCTTTCCGACTGGAGTTATCGCTCGGGCTGCTACAAGTATCAGGTGCAGGTGTCCACTTCCGGTTCAGGTGGGCCATATTACCCCGCGCAGGCTTGGACTTTGCCCTCAGCCAGCATCGCTTCGTGGTCATGTAACGCCGCCAAGCTGTGCACCGTCATTACTAGTCCGGCTCACCCGTTCATCCCCGGCGAATACATCACCATTTCCGGGGCCGCCACTGGCACGAATAGCACATCTATTAACGGCTCGTGGACTCTGGTAGGCCAGCAGACCAGTACTCCGTTTACTCTCTTCTTCTTCCGTGGAACTTCCACCGTAGATTCGAGCGCAGTCGCTTCCGGAACAGCTGTAGCTCAGGCTGGCCTTGGCTCTGATACCTATAGCCATCTCGTCCCCGGCGATTTCATCGTGGATACGGTTCCATTGAGTGGTGCATCATTCCCTAATACCAATACGGCTGTCATTGACCCTGACCAAGTGGCGCTCAACGCTACCTGCAATTATTCCAACAACACCTGTACTGGTGGGGCGCTCCAGTACCCTCAAAGCAACCCTATCGGTAGCTATATTACCGGGACTACTCCTCTTATCATCTCCAACCAACAGACTGTTCTGGGAATAAACTCCGCATTGGGGACATACAAATCAGTACGTACGTGTAACTGGGCTGACCCTAACATCGCGTGCGTGATGTTCCTCGGTCCAGCGAACGGTGTCAGATTCGAGGGGTTGGATATCCGAGCGAACAATGGACACGGCCTCGAATTCTTTGGTGCTGGTCCGGGGTACGGAAGCTCCAACGACTTTATCCGCAATAATAACATTTCAACCGGGGACCTTACAGGCAAGTACAGCGCTATCTATATTCATGGCGGCGTCTGGTACAACATGTACTTCGAGAACAACTTTCTTAACGGCGGTCTGTCCGATGTACAGATTGATGCTCTTTCCGGGGGATGGTTGTTCTTTTCCGGGTCTAGGTGGAATGCGGCTAACCTTCAACCCTACGGTCTGTCGTCCCAAGCGATGTTAGCGCAATCTAGTATCAGTGACCCCGACCGTGGAATTATCCGGGCCGGATTCAACAGCGGCGCATCCACAGTAGAAATATCAAATATTGTGGAGGAATCGGGGTCAGGTGTAATATTCGATGTCCCCAACATCGGACTAGGACTGAGTAATGTTACAGCAGCAGATTCCTCTGCCATGGCCGGAACCCCGGCTCTAATTCGTGTCGGCACGGACGCCAACACCACTTCATCCGGATGGAATTTCCACATCGAGAACAGTATCATCAACGCCGTCTCCGGAGTTCCGACTGGCCTCCAAGTGGTGACGAACACTGGCACATCGAATATCGGTTACATCTACGTGTCACATTCCACTCTGGGCGGCAATCCTAACGAAATCGATCTTAATGGTTCCGGTGCCGGGTATATCTGCGTCAACGGTTCCATCTGCAACAGCTATCCGGCTGCTACGGGGCACAAGGTTATCAATCCCGGCGTATCGAATCCGGGGACTGGAATAGCTGCCGGACAAATCGGGTCGAATGCTGGTGAATATGCGTACAACCAGCTTACGATGGGGACGAGGTTCACCTATAAAGGTGGGACAGACGGGTTCTATTTCTGGCCTTCCAGCACAGCGGACTGGTGGTGGTATGGCGGTGACCCGGCTGTTAGCACGAATCGTGGGATGGATTGGTCGTGGAACAGCGGGTTCCGTATGCGTATCTGGCAGAATGATGGTGCTACTCCACTCGTTGATTTCTGGACGCAGGGGCAGAATGAAATTAATTTTTGCAATCCGTCCAGCCCATCTGCCAACCGCATCAATATCAACTGTGACATCGTTGGTAAGAATGCCCCGATACAGGCGTCACTCACCACGACCGCATCTACCAGTGACAACGTTACTGTAACCGGAATGACTGCGAGTGGCCATTGCCAGATTACCGCGACAAATGCGAGTGGTGCCACGAATATCGCCACCACTTATGTTAGCAATAAGACGACCAATCAAATTACCGTCACCCACACGGCGACCAGTGGGATGACTTACGATATTATGTGTACAGCAGATTAGGAGACGATATGAATAGGAAAAGTACCTGTATCTCCGGTGTTTTCTCTCTGGTCTTCTTGGTCGTAATGCTGACCCTCATCTATACTATCCCATTTCCCCCGTCTCATGCTTCTCCTTCCCCCTCCCCCGTGTCCGCTGTCCCCGTCACTTGTGACCACTGGACTCCTATCAATACCACCGCCAACGTCCGTATCATTCAGGGGAACTCCTCTGTCCCCTACAAGACTTATATCTGTTCCATCGAACTCCTTGTTGGCACCGCTACCAATGTCGCAATTGTCGAAGGTACCGGGTCAACCTGCGGCACCAATACCGCTGGAATGGCTGGTGGTGCCACCGCCGCTACCGGATACAATTTTGGTGCCAATGGCGGAATAGCACACGGCTCGGGGATTGGAGCAATTATGGTCACCGCCACCCCTCAAGATGACGTGTGCGTGTTGGTATCAGCCGCCAACCAAGTATCCGGTGTAATAGGATGGACACAGCAATGAAATACGTTCGCCCATTTCTGGCCCTCATAGTATCTATTTTGTTCGCTAGCAGCGCCATGAGTGTGCCACAGTGTGTACTAACTTTGTGTGGCGCGGGGCCGAGTGGCGCTGGTGGCGGTCCAGTAGTTCTGTCTCCGGGGTGGACATTTATTCAGGACTCCTATACGGACTGCGGGGCGGTGTCCAGTTGCAGCGTTCCTACTTGTGCCACTGGTGCCTATTGTATGTCCCCCACTACTTCGGGCACCGTTTGGGTTGCCGCAATCGTTGTTGGCGATAACGGTTCGACGCACCCCACGATTTCATCCGTCACCGGGGGTGGCGGGTCATGGAACCTGTGCGCTGCTAGCGCCTGCCATACCTTCGTCTCCGGACAAATGGGGTCAGACGCCGCATACAACTTCACCGGAACGGCAGGAACCACGACCATCACGGTTAATTTATCTGCTACCGCTACGAGTTACTTCCACATCATCTTCGTTGAACTTCTCCCGCCTAGTGGGTACTCCGCTAGTCTTGATGGCGTGGCGGTGAACAATTCATCTAGCTGTCACATCTGCACAGCTGCCTCTCCCACCGTCACCCAGACTGATGCCATTGTTCAGATACCGCAGTTCTCCTGCTGCTATTCAGACTTCAACGGATGGTCGAGTCCGTACATCACGGACTACAACTCTATCGGAATCTGCCTGAACTGCTCCAGTGGGGCGGCTCCGACGTACACGATGGCAACGGACGTAGAGCACGGCTCTGGTCCGGGGCCGCAGGTATTCACGGCGCTTGCGTTCAAATCGACGGCTGGCACGTTCACGACGCCCGCACCGTTCTCACTCGTCCAGTACGCGATGCCGGGGAATAGTTCGACCATATCCTGCAGTCCGACGTGCAACCTGACAGTTCCGTCTACTGGAAGTAGTCACCTACTCTTCCTCGTCGAAATAGACCAGAGTGGCGTGAACAATTATATGACTGGAGTGACAGGTGGCGGGACATGGGTCGTCCCATCGGCTTGTCGTTCCGGGCGGGCTACAGCCAACGGTGAAATCAGTTGCGCCTACGTCCTATCGAGTACTTCTGGGGCTACTACTCTCCAAGTCACGATGAACAGCAACTCTACCTCCCTGTTCGCCTATTGGGAGATAAGCCGCTCGGTTGGTTCATTTGTCCTCGATGCTGGCTCTGCTACTGTTAATACGGCGATTGCTTCCGGCGTTATCCCCGGCGTCGCTCTCACATTGAGCGGCACGAACGATGTAATCTTCCAGATGAGCGCCATGGAAGGCGGAGTGCAGGGTTGCACGCTCTACCCGTACAACTTCAACGCTCCCGGCAATTTTAGCGGTAAGCTGATTGCTGGACCGGATTACTATGCAGCGGCTCTGATGAACTTGAACACGGTGAACGGGACGGCCCCGACGTGGGCGTACCCCCAGGAGCCAACGGCAACAACCGCAGTCGCAGGATTCGCATTCAAATAGGAGGGACGGAATGTTATCTACGCTTCTTCTACTAGCCAGTCTCGGAATGCACCCAATGGCGATGCCGCAGTCTGGTGGGCCATGCGGCGCTTCGGCTCACTGCATCGTCTTCACTTGGACCGACACGGCGAACCCGGCGAAGTGCAACGCCAGTTCGACTCCATCCTGTACGCTGACCTATTCCCTGTTTGCCGGGACGACGAGTGGCGGCGAGAACTATACTACCCCTGTGGCGACTGGCATCTCTTCGCTTACTTATACTCTCCCGGTGACATTGACTACTAATCCGCAGACGGGGTACTACACGCTCGAAGCGGTTATTACGCAGGGTGGAATCACGGTTACTTCGGCTCCGAGCGGGGAGGCGGGGCCGATTACCTTTCCCGGCGTGCCTAATGCCCCCGCTTCTCCGAGTGCTGTGCCACATTAATGCACGTTTTTGTAAGTGTGGGTGACAAATGGCTGACCATCAAAGGTCCGACAAAGAAGTTGGCGGGATGCCGATATATCAGGCTGGCGACTTGCACAAGGTTAATGCCATGCGCAAGAACGAATCCCAACCTGACCTTCTTACTATCCCCCATCTTCACGATGCCGATGTAATGTTCACCCGCGCCGCCGAAATGGGCAACAAGCCCTCCTCTTGCTATACTTGTCATTTTCGCAATTGCAAGGATGACACCTGCGCCCTTATCACTCCTAATGTCAAGATTAGGAAGGTTCAGCGCAACGGAATTGAATACTGGCCCTGCTGTGGGATGCATGACTACGGAGAATGTAACGATGGACCTCCTAACCGTTGTTCAACGAATAGCCCGGACACGCTTGGTCTCATCTGGATTAACGCACCCTACACTGGAGCTAATTACGGAGGAGCTTCCTGCGGGGGCCAGAACGCAGGAGATGACTGCGACCATTATATCGTCGAGGGCGGAAAATCCAAGCGTGATTGCCCAACTGGGTTTTGCCGAGTTCTCCAGCATACTGTAGCAAACGGAGATACTTGTGTGGCTTGGCACGACGATGATATACTGGGGTGGCAAGAGGCTCAGAACTTGATTCAGGGTCCCGAGGAGCAGCGCGACAAAAAGCGTCTGGTGGACTCGATTATGAAGCGGGAGGATTAATTCCAATGCGGCTTTTCATGTACGCTCGAATTTACGATTCCATTCTCCACGATTACGTTGACTTTCCCCCGATGCTGATGGCCTTCGCTTCCTCGGGAACTCCAGCCCTAGGTGGCGGAGGAGGAGGCGCACCGAGTGGAACCGGAGCAGGAGGCGCGGGTGGCGGCACACCGTCCCCGTCCCCCGCTGCCCCGTCCGGGCAGCCCGCAGGAACGGGAGGAGCACCGCAAGGCGGGGGCGCACCACAGGGCGGGGGCGCAGGTCCAGCCGAGTCCGAGGGCATCCGTCAGCTTCGCCAGCAGTATGAGGAAACCCGTGGCCGCTTGCAGAACTGGGAACGCCTCGGGTTCTCCCACGACCAAGTTGGTTCCTTCCAAAAGACCTATCAGGCGGTCTACTCCGAAGTTGCTCAGATTGGCGAAGGTCTCGGCTACGACAAGGCCGAGATTGACGAAGCATTCGCCATCAACCCAATCAAGCTTCTCGACATTCTGCGGCAGGAAGCGTACGAGAGGGAACAGAGCGGGGAAGAAGGCGGGGGCGGCGACCAAGACATCGCCCAGTTGGTGCAGGGTCACGTCGAACGCGCCCTCGGCCCGATTCAGGAGCGCGAGAACGTCCGCATCACCAATGAGGCCAACCAGCTTTTCAACAACACCGTCCGTTCCCTCGCCACCGACCACTACAAATCCCTCAACATCGATTACAATTCATTGGAACCGGACGAGAAATTCCTCCTCGAAACCAGCGTCAGCGAAGTCATGAAGTATGACGATGATGCCCTGAAAGCAATGAAGTACGAGGGCAAGACAGCCGGAATACAGAAGGCATTCTCAACGGCGGTCGCCGCCCTCGACAAATACTTCATCGCCCGCATGAAGCGAGAACGCGGCGCTGTGGCGGGAGCGGGAGCGGGCGGGGGGCGGGGAACGGGGGCAGACAACGGGGGCGCTGCTCCGAAGAAGCCGAACCTCGACGAAATTATCAACGACGGAAATGCCGTCCGGCGTGCGCAAGGGAAGCCGGACTACGCGTCGTAGATTTTGGGCGTACGTGGGATTCGCCACCCACAGGCTGTAAGCCGCTCGCCACGGCAGGCTGAATCCAAAATAGAGCGTCTCGCCAGCGCTCGACGAAGCAGGAGAGAACTATGCATCGCCCGCGTCGTCCGTGGGTAGCGGCTCTGCATTTGGCATTCGGGCTATATGCCCTATTTTGCCTCATCCTGACCGCTATCTTCCACGGTCTCGGTCACTCAAGCGGCATTTTGTTCGCCGCCGTCGATACCACCACTTACCTGTCCGACGCCAAAATCGTTTATGGGGCCATCCAAGAGCAGGTTTCCACTCTTGCGGCCTTCATGAACCTCCTTGGCGACGGCAGTAAGTTCGGTAAGCCCATCAACAACATTGGCATTCGCGGGTATGTGTTCTTGGCCCGCGTACAGCCGAACTGGAACCTCGGGTATCGCCTCGAAGGGACCACTGGCGTCGGTTTGGCCGGGAATCAGGGCCTCACCAACTCCACCGTCACCCTTCGTTACGCCTATTGCCCCATCACTATCACCGGGCAGGCGGAGAACCTAACCAAGGGCGAATCCCGCGCCTTCATGCAGGCCAAGGCCCTCGAAGCCAAGTTCGACATGAAGGATATCGTGAGCCACGTGAACGTGGTGGTGGTTGGAGCAGAACCGGGCGGGCAGTTGGCCCAAGCTGCTGCCCCAATCGTCGCCAACACTTCGTTCACCGCCGACAACGCCGGGTTGCTTCCGGGCGCGATTTACCTGCGCGTCGGAATGCCAATCGATTCTATCCCGGTGGGCGGAGGCGCTCCCGATTTCACGGCCAAGACCATCTCCGCCATCAACTACACCACCCGCGTCGTCAGCGTTCCGGGAACCGCCGTTGCTGGTCACGCAATCGCGCTTGCTGGCGAATACCCGCAAGCTGCGGTTGCAAACGATGGATGGGTCACCGCCAACGGGTTGCAGAACCTCATCAACTCGTCCGGCGTGGTGCAGGGGATTGACCCCGGCGTTTGGCCAGCGTGGCAGTCCTACCTGTTCGACAACGGTGGGTCAGCGTTGTCCAGCCAACTGCTCCAGCAGCTTCGGCAGTTCGTGAAGAACCGGGGCGGCGTGGATGGGAACATCTTCATCTTCCCGTCCGCCCAAATCAACCAGTATATCGGACTGGCGACCACAACTCTCCGGTTCGACATCACCAACGAAGGTCCGGCAGCCAAGGTGGGGAAGAAAGCCTTGGACCTCGGGTTCAATGTGTTCGACTACGCGGGACTCCCCGTGGTCGAAGACAAGGATGCCCGAACCGACCGTATCTTCCACGGCGACACCGAGATGATGAAGAAGTTTGAGGCCATCCCGCTCTCGCTGGCCGAGGATGAGGCTGGAACTTGGACTCGCATCATCGGGGGCAACGGAATCGCAGATGCCGTCGCTGGTCTGCTCCGTTGGTACCACAACATCGGGGTAGTGCAGCGCTCCGCATTCGGGCGTTTGCAGAACCTCGCGGTGCCCGCGAACTTCGCGACTGCACCACCGACCATCTAACGAGGACTGATGAACTTCGAACCTACCCGCGATGCGGAAGTAGTGACGCTGATTTCGATGTTGGAGCGCGGCCTCTGGTCGCCCACCGAAATTTCCAATATCGAACGGCAAATCTGCGACCGCATCGCGGCGGTTCGGGCAGGTGTTTCCCACCCCGTCGCTCGCTTCTGGACCAAGAAGATTCAGGAGGAGGTAGATGTTTACACTCGTCTGCGATGGGACTTCCAGAACGGGTGGACGCTCGACCGATACTCGGAAGGGATGTGGCAGGTCGTTGGAGTCCTCGGCTTCTGCACTGTACGGTCTGACCTTGTTGAGTACCTTATTGAACACGACATGCAAAGGTGGTCGTCGCCGGAAAAATACCTTGCGTTCAAAAGGGAGAAAGCGGCGTCAGTCCGGGCGCGCAACGAACGCTACGGTACGTCCGTCGTACTCGAAGCTGTTGACAAGCTATCCGATAAATCTCTCAAGAACTTCATCGAGGTTGAACGCGCCATCCAGACCGGGGACACGGTAATAATGCACGGTTCCGACCGCAAAACATTTGACCGTATGGTGGCCGCTGGCAAGAAAGCTCCTCCGGGGCCTACCTCAATCAACCCCGGCATGCACCCCCGCCGCTACCGCCGTACCAAAGGCCGTATGATTCAGGCGGCTGATGAATTGAGGGCGGCTACATAGCCATGGCCATGTCCACCGCCGCCAAAGAAATCCGTATTTCCTCTCACGTCCGGTGCGTGTCCGGTAGCCACTCGGGTCGTCAGGGCATCGTTACCCAATTGCGCCCTGTTCAACTTGGGACCAATGAACCCGAGACTTACGCCGTGGTTGCGTACGAGGAAACGGATTTCTCTGACCGCAAATACACGGACCATTTCTGTGTTCCAGTTCGAAGGCTCGAATCCCTATAAGGAGGAGTGTAGATATGGCATCCAAAGCAGCGGTACTTCCGGGTCAGACGGTGATTCCGGATAAGTACTCCGACACAATGGTGTTGTACTCGTTTTGCAATCCGGTCGAATGCGTGGTGGATGGCGCACGACCGGGGCCGAACGGTCGTCTCTTCCGCATCCCCGTTGACCGCCCCACCAAGGTTCCATATGAGGCTGGCCGCTTCATTTTGGAGCACATGGCGTACACTGGCGTCGTGCGGGTACAGGAGAAGGAACTGGAAGACGGTTCCGGCGTGGCATATCTGACGAAGGAAGCGAAGGCCGAATCCAAGGCGTTGACCGAGCAGCAGGACTTGGCGCGTTTCCACCGTTGGGTATCGGACATGGTGGAGGATTACGTCAAGCGCGGAAAACCCGTGCCGGAACCCGACGAAGCAATCCGCGCCATCATTGAGCGCCGGGGGTATGACCCGAGAAGGTTCGGCATTGTCCCCATCGGGTGGGAAGAGCCGGACAAGGACAAGCGCATCACGGAAATGCAGGAGACCATCGAGGGCCTGCAGCGGCAATTGGCGTCACTGTCCAAGGCCCAACAGCCCAAAACGTAGTGCATCATCTGGTAGTTTAAGGTTTAAGGGGGGTGTAATCGATGTCCGTCCACACTCACCATTGCCACGTTTGCTGCATCCCCGTCGCCACTTGCGCTGGCGGCGAGTGTTCGTTCCCGGACTTGAGGCCCGATTGCGATGACAAGGAATGTTTGGCCTTGTCCCACGGGCACCACTACTGTTCCATTCATCACCCGGACCCAAACCACCATATCGAACCTGACCCCCCGCCCCGGAGGTAGGTGCGAATAGTCCGTGAGCGATACACTCAAATCTCTCCGCAACGAAATCATCGGGCTGATGCGGGGGGATTATGAGTCGGACTCGGACATTCCAGTTGTCAATTCCTGTATCAATGACGCCATCGAGTCCATTTGGACGTCCATTATTCAGGTTCGTATGGCCAAGCTCCTCGGCCTCGATTCCCCTGTCACTTTCACCCTAGCCTCAGGCACCGAGCGAGTCCGCCTTGTCAGTATCCAAGACCCAACCAATCCGTTAATATTGTCCGGCACCGCTGGCGGGAATCTTCCCGGCAGGCAGTACAATGTCAGCTTTACTTGGGTCACGGAATCCGGTAGCGAGACTCTCCCCAATCCCGTAGTCAATCAGAACGTTGGCGCAAACCAGCTTCTCATGGTACAACTTCCGTCTATCGGGGGAGGGTATTCTGGTCCCCCTGTCGGGGCGATTGGGTATAATTTGTATGTTGGCCAGCAGAATCAGGCCCTCCAGAACCAGCAGCCCATTACTCCCCTTCCTTCTGTTCCGGGTGGTCCCGGCGTACCGTACATTGAACCCATCACCGGGTTCCAGGATTATCCCACCTTCCAGCAGCAACCGCCCATTTTGAATACTACCGGGGACAATATCAGCTTCATTACCCACATGGAGCATCGTACTTCCGACCAAGCCCTCCATGCGTGGAACAGGTATGACCTCGATTCTATGATAATGCGGCGTTTCGCCCGTACTTTGGCTTCCTCATCCGAATTCCAAAATTATGTCTGGGAATTGAATGGGGACGGCACCCTCGAATTTCGTCCCATGACTGGGACCGCGTTCACCCCCCGTTACTGGTACGTAGCCCGTCCGCGCCGTCTTCGCTACGACCAATCCGAAATCCCTTACGTTGGTATCACCGGGGTGCACGAGTTTCTTAAGGCTTACGCCATCGCTCAATTGAAACTATCGCTCGATGAGTACCTCGCGAACCAAGCTTGGGACACAAGAGCGGAGAAGGCCCGACTGGGGATAGTATTAGCGTTGACAGAGGAGAATGTCAATCGCAACAACCGCATCAAGCCGTACTTGTATTAAAAATTAAACTATGGCCTCTACGCCACAATCCGGGTTCTATTCGACGCCAGCATTCGAGATTTTCCGCCGTGGCATGGTGGTGCAAACCATCAAGCAGTTCCGTGGCATTAATCTCTATCAAACTGAGTCGTCCCTCGGCCCCGACTGGGCACTCGACTGTATGAACGTTATCGTCGGTTCCGATGGTGGCCTTCACAAGATGCGGTATCCCGTTCAGCTTACTCAGAATGGTTGGAATACTACCGCCACACGGTTCGTCGATTTTCAGCAGGGTAACGGCACTCGCCAGCTTGTGATGTTCGGCCCCAACAACATCCAATATGTCCCCCCGGACTTCTCCGCCGCTCCCACTTTGATTTCCGCTGACCCCGCCAACGCTGGCAAGTGGCGGTCAGCGCAAATCAACAATATCATGTTCGCTGGTAACGGCGTGTTAATGAAGAAGTGGACAGGAGCGAACTGGTGGAACTGGGGGGTAGCACCAGCGGGGGCGGCGGTACAATACGTTGGGACGGTGGCCGGGAATCTCTCTCCCCTCACCGGGTACGAGTGGGCTATTGCCTTTAAGAATTCCGTCACAGGGGATGTATCCGTTGCTTCCCCCGCAACACAGCAACTGGGCGGTGGTTCCGCCAACGTCTCATTCAATCTTCAGGGTTATCTCCCCGCCGACCCTCAAATTGACACTATCATTGTCTATCGCACCCTAGATGGCGGCGGCAACCTTTATCGTGTTGCCGAAATCGATATCGCTACCATGACCGTTACCTTCAATGCCGCCACTTTCTTCTTCAACGGTTCCAGTATCGCTTGGACCGACAATACTCCTGATGGCAATTTGGACCTCACTACTCAGGCGTCCTACATCAATTTCCCTCCTCCCGTTGGCAATATCATCGTCACCGGGCAGAACCGAATTTTCATCGCTGGCATTGTCGGTGACCCGCAAGCCGTTGCTTATTCCGGGTACGAGCAAATCTTCAATGGTTTGGCCCCCGCTTGTTTCCCGCCTTACAATCGTCTCCGCCTTCCCATGGGCGCTGAATCCGTCGCCGGCCTCGGTGTTCTGGAAACTGGCGTCGTCGCTTTCTCCAATACAGGCCGTCTGTATACCCTCCGTGGCCAAGTCGAGGATATCACCACCAGTTCCCCCGTCAATTTTACTCAGTACCTTATCGCGTACGATTGGCCCACCGGGTGCCTGAACCACGACACTATCGCCGCCACCCCGTACGGTCTCATTTTCCTTGCTGGTGACAAGACCCTCCAGATTTTCCAGTTTCCCGGCCCTCCCACTGACATCTCTGGCCCCGTTTATCCTATCCTTCGGGCAATTACTCCGGGCACGGAATCCCAATGCGTCGGTACCGTATTCAACTGGTTGGAGCGGGACTGGTATGCACTAACCTGCTGTATCAATGGTGCCATGGTCCCCAACCGTATTATCTTCTGGTCCCTCGCTCCGTCTTCCGGCGATGTTGAAATTTTTATTTCCGATATCTCCGCCTCCTTCATTGGCACCATTACTACCCCCCTTCTCCAGCGCGAACTTGCTATTTGCTCCCAAGGTCAAATCTATCAGCTACCAGTGTCGTCGGATACCGTTGGCGGCATCACCCGTGACCTTACCATTATCCCCCCCACCGACAACAAGCTTAATGCATGGTGGCGGTCGGGGTACGCTGGAAATGACACTCCTCAGCAGTCTCGTATGTTCAAGCATTGCCGTCTGGCGACCGATGTTGACGCCACCGCATTCGATCTCGACCTCCGCTTCGTTGACGATGAGGATTACACTTTCCTCAATCCCCTCCTTCTCCACCGTGTCATTAAAGACCCGAGCGGCAAGTTCAGCCCCGGTCGCCGCTCAAAGCGCATGAGCGTGCAAATCAACTTTCCCGCCGATGATGTATCGGCCAACGTCATTGAGATGCAGATTGCTGTAATTCCCACGAGTTACAGGTGATGGAAGATGGCAATTAGGGGAATACGCGAGATACCACGGTACCTAGGGAAGGATTCCAACGGCAAGCTCATCCCTATTGACCCGGACCACGCCGGATTCCTGCAGGATGTCCGCGAGTTAGTTCTTACTCTTCGTTCTACTCAGGCCGCTCCTCCTCCTCCTTCCAATCTCAAGGTTACCCCTCAAGCTTTCGCTAACACCATTCAGTGGACTCGTTCCTCCGATGCCGATTACTACGAACTTCTCTGGTCTTCTACCCCCACTCTAGCCAATTCTCTCATTATTGACGTGGGGAACTCGGCGGAGTATACTCAGTATGTGGGGCAGGTGGGCATCAAGAGATATTACTGGATTCGGGCTTGCAAGCGTTCCTCGTCGGCAAAGTCCGTCGAAGTGGGGCCAGCCGCAGGCACCACTCTGGCGGCGGGGACTGGGGTTACTCCTCCAACTCCACCCCCGCCAGCGCAGATTATCGTGGTGAACTCTGCAACAGGCCAGAACGTCCCAATAACATTGAGTGAGAGTCGGAGGAATAGAGGGGTGCCACAATGACGGGGGGAAGAAGCCCGGTACAGAAGAAGGCACAATCACTATCGAGCCAGAATGCGGCTGCTGGAGCCGGAAAACAGGAGACCGCTCAGGGCACGCTGAGTCAATTCGAAGGTCCGGTGCAGGATTCACCGTTCTATAAGTCTTTGCTCTCTACCAACATGGATTCGACGGCCAATGCTTACCGGAACGCAGCCGCCACCGCCAAGCGTAATGCCGCAGGTGCCGGATTCGCGGAGAGTTCCCCGGTAGCACAAGGCGCGGAGGCCGAAACTGGGGCGGAGGAGGCAGCAGCGCTCGCAAGGGTACCGGGCGAAACAATGGTCCAAGCGACAGCGCCAACCTTGTCCGCCGCCAGTACAACCGCTGGCATCGGGGCCAGCCAACAAGGGACCGGATTGGGGTACGAAACCGGGGCCGTAGTGCCGTTGGAGGAACAGTACCAAAATTCACAACAGGCCCTGTGGAATGCGCTGGCGAAGATTCCGGGGGATGTTTGGGGGTAGGGACAGGTGAGCGACACGTTCATCAATGACGAGTCCATGGGGATTCCGGAGGATTTAATCCGGCGTCGTGGCGGGCTGTACCCAACATTACTGGGGATGGGGGAAGAAGGGGAAGCACAGCCCCAAGCACAGCCCCAACCCCAACGTCCGATGTCCCGCACCGAACCTGATTCCGGCCTTGCTTCCAAGGTGGCTCATCCAGACGATTCTGCCTCCGAATCCCCCTATCTCCGTGGTCTGGAGGCCGAACAACAGCGCTTGTCCGCTCCCGTCCCCTCCCCCACCTTGAAGCAGCGTTTGATTCAGGGCGCTACCATCGCTGGCCCGCTCATCGCCGCTCATTTGTTTGGTGGCAAGGGCTATGGTGCTGCTACCGGGGCTGCACAGGGTGTTGAGTCTGGCCTCCATCAGTCCCAGATTCGACGTGACCTTTTGGCCCAACAGCGCAGGCAGGAGCAGGAAAAGCTCGCCGACCGTATCGCGCGGGAACAACAAGTGGAATATCAGCAACGGGCCGAGGATGAAAGGGAACGGACACGGGAGGCAGCGGCATCGGCGTTGGAGGGACAGAGGGAAACGGCAACACGGGCGACGCTGGCGGATAGAACTAAGGCCGAGATGGAGGAGAAGCAACGGGAAGCCAAGGATAGGGAGACGATTTGGCAGCAACACCACGCGCAGGAACAAACGGAACAGCAGGAGCGGGAAGGAAGACAGAGCGCGGAGTTTGACCGCCGCCAACGGGAATCGGAAAGCAGGGCGGAAGCCCGCGAACAACGGGGCGAGGAACGCACTATCGCCCGTGAGAATCGAGCCGCCGCCCGAACCGAGCAGCAAAAGGTCGAGCAGCCCGTCGAAGCTGCCCGCCAGTACGGTCACGATTACTTGGAGCGTGGCTATTTCACTGGCCCCGGCGATGAGGCTCTGCTTGAGAAATTCTTCGACCTCGCCAAGCCATCGTCCGGTTTCCGCATGACCAAGCAGCAAATCGACCTTCTGCGTGAGAGCAGAAGTTGGACCGAGGGCGCACAAGCTCGGATTTATCATGCCCTTCATGGAACTTGGTTCTCGCCGCAACAGCGCCGCCAGATTGTCTCCACCATGGACGATATCGCCAACGCCAAAATTGCCTCGATGAGGCAAAGCGGCGGTGCAGTACAGCCGGGGACCACAGCCAACGTCGAAATCAATTCCAAAGACCCGTTGGGTATCCTCCAGTGAGCGCCACCCCACTACCGATTGACCAGTTCGCGGCCAAAGTCCGCGCCAAATACCCCGGCGCTTATGACCATCTAAGTGACCAAGAAA